GTTGGCTGTACGAATAACAGCATCTCCACCAAGCATAAGTTCTTGTACATCTTGTGGAAGTACAATAGGTGCTTGAACAGACTTTTCTGCTGCTTCCATTGCAAGTAATGCAAAGCGGTTGCGAAGTAATTGAATGCCAAGCACGTCATCAAACTGTCCACGCATTTCACCATCAATAGATGGTTTACGTGCTACAACAACCATCATCTTGCCAAGTGGGTTTGCCGCTTGAGAAAGAACTAAGTTGCTTCTACGTGGTACATAAATTATAGATTGGTCTTTATCGTAATAACGAATCATCTCAATCTGTGCATTAAGGTCTTGCTTATAGCCATCTGGTCCAAGAAGTTCTCTATCAAATTCTGGGAACTGAGATACTAGTTCACCAAGTGTTAGAGAGTATCTTTTGGCAAATGCCACACAACGCCCATAGCGGTCAAATTCTGGGTAAGCCCCAATTGGATTTTCTATGCGGATACGTGGCAGTTTTGCTTCATCGTCTAATTCAATAATGAAAGGGACGAATCCATATGTTAGATACCAGTCAGCACCTGAGTACATTTGTACTGCTAGGTCTGAGTGCTGGAAATAGTTTGATGCAATACGAGTACGCTTGTCAGCAAAAGTACGAGCACGGTCAGAAACTTGATTGGCTGCAGAACAGTTAACCGCTGGAAGCGGAGCCATAACTTCAGATAGGTCACGTGCAACAATGTCAATAAAGTTTGCTACTACGTTAGCATCCACACCTTCTGGAAAGAAATTAGGATATACCTGAGCAATCTTTCCTTTGCGGACAGCAAGGACATCTAGGTTACGCGCATCACGTTCGTGATTGCGATAACGCAAAGAGTCAACTCTTGCCGTTACCTGTTCTATAGATAACATTTAAACCCTATTTCTCTTTTAATATCTTTTTAACTCTTACACGTTGTGCTGGAGTTAATTTATCATATTTTGCTTTATCAGCAGCAGCGGTTGCTCGCTTTGAACGTGCTTGTTTTTTAAGTTGAACAAGTCTATCTTCTAGAGTTTTACGCGGAATTCTTTTATTAGGATTTGATTTTGGAAAATATGTGCCTGCGGCTAACTTTAATTGTTCATCAAGTTTGTCATTTTCTTGTTTTTCACGTACATCTTCTTTACGCTTACGTGCTTCATCTACTTTGTTAACATTTCTTCCCCTACTTCCAGGGGCTTGACTTGACCTAGACTCTATTGTTTTACCTTCAAAACGTGGTCTCATTGGAAAACCATCTGGATATTCTTTACCTCTTACAGTTTGAATATCTTTATCTGTGCTTAAATCTAATTCTTCACCACGGTTATCATATTTTCCGCTTCTGTTATTTTTTGTTAAATTTTGATTTGTCTTTGCCCGTGGTGGTCTTGCGGGTCTTGTTAATTTTGACGGCTTGCCTGTTGGTTCAATTTTAACTTTAGCCTCTTTAGCCGCTTTTGCTTTTGCAATTCGTGCTTCTTTAATATCTTTAGGATTTACTTTTCTTTTTGTAACTGGACGTTTTTTTAATTCTTCAGCCGCTGCTTGTCGTCTTTGTGCTTTTGCTAACGGGCGTGCTTCACCAATCATTCCACCAAGACTTGTTCTTGTTGCTGGTGGTCGAACCTTAGGAGTCTGAAATTTTTCTAATAGTTGTTTAGTTTCAATACTTAACCTAGGAGTTTTAGATAAAGGCTTTGGCTCTTTAGATAGTGAGCCTTGATATTTCTTAATCTTTAAATCACGCATTCTATTTTCTCGCAAGACACGTGAGAGTGCTGGCTTTGCAGATTTTGGTGCTTCTGCTGGCTTACGCTTTGGCTTACCAACTTTTTTGTAATTGCCAGACTTTTCCATCTTGTCAATGTTTGCTCTAGTTCTAGCAGAAGATAATGAGATTGCTTTATTTTCTGCTCTTTCCAACTTGTCCATATTTTTTTTATATTTTGCAGTTGCCTTCATTGCAGATGTAATTACTGGGTCTTTTTTTGTTACTGCTTTTATAACATTTTTAGCAACACCAGCAGCCTTAGCGCCTCTACCAATTGGAGCGCCACTTAGTGCAGCACCAAGAACCATCTTGCCAAGACCTTTAGGTGTAAGGTCTTCTCTAGCCTTAGCCTTACGGACAGCATCAAAACTTTTAGTTTTACCTTTAGGTAAATAACCTTTAGGACGAGTAGCCATCTACTTAGCCTTCTTTTTGTTTATATATTGGGCTTGAATTGGTTGCTTTTTCTTTAATGCTAATTGTGCTGGACTAATTTTTTTAGCAGGACCTTCACTACGAGCCTCTTGCATTGCAATTTTTTTAGCAGCAACCATTGCTGCACGCATACCATCTGGTTTTTTGCCACCCATTGCAGCCTTAACTGTTGGTGGAGTAGGTCTGCGGTCATATGCAATATATCCAGCCTGTTGTTTAATTTGTAAACTACGTTTTGCGTTTCCTTTAGACAATGGTTTATTAGCAGCCTTAAGTCCACGAGCATTAGCCTTTGCCGCAGACTTTGCTGATGAAGACTTAGTAATAGCCTTAGCAGCAGCCTTAGCAGCGGCTATACCTACTTTTACAATTGGGTTTGCCATATTAGTTCCTTATCCATATGTTTCGTGCCATTGGTCTGCAAAGGCATCATCTAGGTTGATTGCGTATCTATTATTCATCTGTGCTTTGGTAGCCCAGCGATTGCTAAGATACTTAGACGTATTACTATTATTCTGCATAAGTTCACGGATGCGAATAACCGCAAACCACAGCGCCATAACAGTATCTGTCTTGCCCTTAGTATTTGGCTTCCATGTCAGCAGTTGCTGAGTAAGAGCCTTGATACCTTCGCTGCCTTCAGAAGAAGGAAGTTCTATTAGATTGTTTTTTTGAAATTTTTCTTCGCGGACTGTTCCAAAGAGGTTAGACATTGACGCAACGCCGAAGGATGTGTCCCACTTGTTTTTGCCTGTAAAGTGAGCATCAAGGCGTACACCGTATCCAGCAAGCCAGTTTCGTAACTCGTCATCAAGGGAGTAGGCTTTTTGATGAGCATTAATTTCAACTCTAAATTCTTGTGGTTTGTATTTGATAACCAGTTCTTCAATGCATGCCCTAATCTTTTGCGGAGTTGGTTCTGTCATGTTAATACAGTCGTTAATATAAATCTTACCATCTGCACGATTATATGTACAGATTACAAATGCAGCATTACCTGCCATAGCGGGGTCAAAGCCAATTACAATGTAAGGCTCTACTTGCGTAGGATGTCCAGCAGCACCAGCCTTTAATGGACCTCGCTTGCGCATCCCGTTAGTTGACCCTTGCACCAACATGGGTGGGAAGATTGAGTCCTCTTGTATATCTTCTTGCTGGTATACAAGTGCCCACGTTGAGGGTGTGACTTCCGAGCGACGCTTAAATAAGGCTTGACCATCCCACTTGGGGTAGAAGCCGTTTTCTTTAGGAGTGTCATCATCGCCATCCCACGGTACGTCCGACTCTTCCCAAAGGGTAACCCAGTCTTCTGGCTCTTCCGCATATTCCAATACTGCAGGCATCCCCATGTAAGTAAACGGAGTCTTACCCCCAGACCAGTGCTTGGGGTTACGGAGTTCTTTATATAAGTCGTTGGCAGCAATTCGTGTCCCTACTACTAAAAGTTTACCGTTCTTGCCCAAACGGGTAATAACTTCTTTCTGTAACCAATCCAACTGCTTTTCCCACTCATGGGCGTTAGCCGTAGTGATGCAGTCGTCCAGAATAATTAGGTCAGCACGTGCACCGTAAATCTGACCGCCCATACCTAGCGCTTGGAGAGTCGGGTCTTTTTCACTTGAGTTACGCGCATCGCCCCCAAGATAGACAGTATCGGTGCGCCAAGTATCTGCGTCCCCTTTCCAGCCGCCATCTGGACCGTAAGCGGTCTGCAGTTTTAGCCAGCGTGGATGGGACAATCGTTGCTTAATAGCGTATACGAACTCTCGCGCCTTGTTCAATGTCTTTGATACCACAATGATGCGGATGTTAGGATTGAGGGCAATGCGGTAAGTTGAATAGTTCACCGTGATAACGGTGGACTTAGCGTGCTCAGGTGGCACATTGACCAGTAGGCGGTTTGACTCCCCTGGCTCATAAATCATACTAGGGTGAAGCCACG